GGGAGCTTTTCCAACATTGGCGGCACGATGGTATCACACAGCGCGTTGGGACGCTGGGCGTGACTGTGAGGATTCTTCACGGAATGGTTGGGCGCAGTCTGGGGACGCGGTCTGGCGAACCACGTTGGAAACCCCGTTCTCTCCCCCAACTTCCTCCGTTTCTTCCACTCCCCCTGGACGACAGCCTTCGCGGATCCAGTGGGGTTTAGTGTTGTTGACACTAGAGGGCAACAGCTAAAGCTAATGCGGCTTCTGGCCCGGCTGATTCAATCAAGCCAGCCAGTTCGGCAACCTCAGAACCGGCGCTGCCCCAGAGTCGGGACGCCGCCTGGCCCGCGTAGGTGGCTGCCCTATTGAAGAGCGAGCGACCCGCGTTGGCTACCTTTGGAGCCGCATAAGAAGCTGCAGCACCCGCTGCAGAGTTGAGCGCCGAAGTCGTGGCTTCCTTGGCGTACTGCGAGATCGTCTTGCTGGGTCCGATAGCCGTGCCCGAAGGCGTGGTAACGAAACCGGCAGGAGGAAGCGCAGTCTGAGGGCCAAGCATTGTTGTTGGTGCGCCATGACTAAACGGAATGGCTGGGCCGGCTGAATACAGTCCTGCAATCGGATCGGGGCCGCGTTCCCCGGGTGAGAATAAATGATTGCCTGTTTTCGCACAGCACGCTAGAGCCATCCCCGGCGGTGCAACCCGCAGGGTGCCTTCCATGCAAGCCAATTGCGATGTGAAGGGCACCCTCGGAATCGCCATGGGGAACATCGAGCTAGTGGGCGGCACTCTGGTCTCGATCAAGATGACCGCCCTAAGGCGGAACGTGGTGTTCGGAGGTGCGTCGGTCACGAAGTGCAACCACGCAGCGCCCCCAGTCCCTTCACCTGAGAAGACCGGGAACATCTGACGTAGTGACAAAGTTGACTCCTCCACCGCAGGCGCATAGATCGCCTTTGGCACGTAAGCCATCTGGTTGAGAGTGTACCCCCCCTCGATCATGGTCGTCGCCCCATAGTTCATAGGAAACCACGTTGCATGCAGTGAACCCCCCCGTTCAATCAACACAGACTCACCGCTATAAGGCGGGATAGTCGTGTACGGGTTAAGGGTGTCAAACTCGTGCGGTGGTGAACCTGTGTACTGGTCCAACTGAGAGAGATAGTACTCAGACGTTTCGGCGCGTACAGTCCCGGCCATCGTGAGAACGGGCCCGTTGGTGTTCAACGTGGCTCCGAATCCCCCGATCCTTGACGGGAAAATAGCGGTTGTGCTGTCTAAGTCCACTCCCTGGACAAATGGGTTCGATGACCAATACCCCCGGTCAAACGAGTCGGCGAGAAACGCGGATCCGTTGAGGAACTGGGTGTTCGTGTTGAACGCGTACCAGCCCCTCCCGTCGAATCCGAGTCCAGCTCGTGAGACCATTGGCGGTGTGACCAGAACGTGCGTGTAGCCATTACTGACTGCAGGCACCCGGATTGTGGCGTCGAGTACTGATTTGCTCATAATCGTGCGGGTAGAAACGTCCGCAGGCCCGGGATGGTTGTAGCTCTCCGGGTGTAGCAGTGTCAAGCAGTATCGGTCGCAGGCCGTGGAGCAGATGGTTCTGCCCGCTGAAACGGCATTCCGGCGGCCCCTGGGTCGGCCGTTGTTCTGGTTCACAACAATTGGCGCTCTCGGTCGGGCTCGGCGTTTATTCGCTTTCTTGCCTTTGCCCTTTTGCGCCTTGTTCTTCCTCGGCTTGGTCTTTGCCGGCATGATAATGGTCGCTTGGTCTTGGTGGTTTTGAGTGCGGGACACCAGGGGGGCGCCCCTGGCGTTTCGATCCTTTTCGTGGGTTCGTCAGTCGCCCGGCGGGTGAACAGCTCCCGCTGCGTTTCCGTGCTTCCGCAATGGCAATCCGCGGATGTTCGGTCATGAAAACACATGCCTACTAATGCAATGACCACGATCCTGGTCAAAACGCGGTACGCGAAGCCGGTTCCTTAACTCGATTCTCAGCAGACAAGTCCTTTTCCTCGTTTGTTTCGGCCGAGGGACGCATTGACGTAGACACCGTGGCTCTGCAGCTTGTGGGCCAGGGGGTGCCGTTGAAATGAAACCACCAATGCGCCGGAACCAACCGGGGCGAAAGTGCAAAGCACCAGCCCCGATACAACTCGCGCTAGTCAACGTACGGGCTAGGGATGTCGAGCCAGCCCACGCGATGTGGGTCACGTACGTCACTGCAAGTTGCGCCAAACTTTGTCCCTCACACACCAAGAACGACCATGGTCCCGTTTTCGCTTGGGTGGACCTACCCCATTGCCCCTTCAGCACCGGGGCCACTGCGGTTGTTTTGTTACGGGGTCTCACCGACTTTACCACCCCGCTACCCCAGCTCACCGCCTGCCACCCCAGCTCTCAGCGAACTTCGGGAACCCGTCCCTAATGATCGCCTTGAGAGAACTGGAAGTGACCTTGACGTCGAACCGGGCTTGGGCGTTCACTGCCCTGACAGCCTGCCACACAATCGTGTGCAGCGCCATTGCCGGAATTTCAGCGCGATGTCGCAACGCGACCTGCGCGAATTCTTCAACAGTCCGGCAGTGCGCCGCCGACCCCAACCAGGACCATTCACTAATGGCTTGTTCGAGTCCTGGTGCGGATCGAGGTGGCACGACCTGTCCGATTTCGGCGAATGCGAGGGCGTCGACGACCGGCTGCGACAAAGTACACATGCGATGTGTCAGCAGCCGTGTCTCTTCTTTTTCCACTTGCTCCTCGCTTAGGCCGTATCGGGCCTTGAACAGCTCCATATTAGCCGCGTAGACGTTTGGCTCGTCAACCGGCCAATCCTCACGCCGCACGAATGTGCGGTAGAACGCTCTTAGCACTGGCACGTGATTCGCACCCATGCGCAGGGCGTCGAGGGCCGCTGCCACTCGTTCGCGCTGCACCTGTTCAGGGTTTTTCCGCGGATCGCACCAGGACCACTTGCTTAGCGTCCTGTACAACTTGCCGATGCAAGTCGGAACCCCCAAATTGCCGTACCAGACAAATGCCGAACAGTAATCCGCCCGCAGCCAAGCAGGCGTGTCACCATCGGAAATGACGACAGGTTCCAACTCCATCCCGAGTCGGAGGCCGGCGGCCTTCAACTCGGCGTCGGGCACACGACCTTCTGGCCTACCGTCCGGCCAGCGGACCGACACCACGCAGTCGTCACCTATGACGAGGACGCGAATCGTGGTGGCGCCGAGCTGCGCGAAGGTGATCACTTGCAAGATGGCGTTCCACAGAGAATTGCCTGAGCTGGTGTCCCAGTCTCCAGATCGGCGTTGAGTGTCTGTGAGTTTGAACTTAAAAGCCATGATGCGGCCAGGGCGGAATGGACTTTTCGCCTGGCAAGTGCCGCTCGTGGTGGCGCACTGCTTATGGTGCTTGCGGGCTTCCTTGTTGAGCACTGGTGCGAAGATGTCGCGCACTATCTCGGCCGCCTCGCCGTGGAAAGTGCCGTCAAATGCCGCGCAGTCCGTGCAATACAGTTGGCCCTGTCCGGCTAGCTCGATGATTTTGGCTGCTTTTTGCTCGGGGGTCAGGTCGCTCCCATACTTGATGGAAACAGACACCTTCCTCCCGAACAGCTCCACATCGAACATCTCGCCGTTCATGACGTTCTGCTTCAACGCGACTTGCGCGTGGTAGAACTGGCGTCCCACAGCCACGTTCCGCACCACTGGGCTCTGGATGCCGCGCACCTTATGTGCAGGATCGCCCTTGCTCATGGTGTACTCCTTTTTCACCATGAGTTGGACCTTACTGGCGTTCGGTAGGCTCCCGCCCCACCGATCGCTGCACTGCTTTTCGTGCATCCGCCTGTAGGCCTCTGCTTTCGCCCCGGGGTAGCGAGCCAGGAATTCTTCGAGTGACTCGGTGGGCTCGACGAGGGGCTTCCCCGGAGTTTTCCCACCCGGTAGTCGCTGTTTGAGGGCCTCGCCCAATTTCCTGGCTTCGGCCATTGCCACGGGGTCAGGAGTCGCTCGCGGTCGTGCGTGTCGCTTTGCCATGGCGACACGTGCGTTAATGACGCTGGGCGAGAAGATCTCCGCTGGTGGCAGTAGTGTCGGACCGACACGTACCCCACCCATGCGTAGCGGCGTGGGAGCGGACATCGCTGCTTCCCCGTCTGCCGTCATCTCGACGCTGTAAGTAGGGCGGACTGGAAGACTGCTGAGCTCGGCCACATTTGCCGTGCGTTCAAAGATAAAACAGTCAAGGGAGCGCCGAATAGCGGCAGCCCCCTTCGCAGTCGCCGCAGCGTCGGACTTCTGGCGTCACGCCTGGTACGCCAACACGGCCGCTGGTAGTAATACCAGAGCGGCCAGACAGCACTGCACCACCGCAAATGGTGCAGCGCTGTTGGGTTCTGCCACAGGTGGTGTGGCAAACGTCGACGTCGGGATGTTGAGCATGTGGTGCAACACCAACGCGACGGGGAATGGGAACCCCCAA